CGACGCTCGCGTCGGGGTTGTTGATTTGTATCGCGCTGAAGTGCGAAACATTGAGCACTGTCCCCCGATGCTCTGTGCCGAGGTTGCTTATTTTCAGCCGCTGAAATAACGCGGCTAAAAAACACGTCGAATTTGCTCATCCTGAATTTCTGTAAATACATAGTTCCTGCCATCGAACAATCCGGCTGGAATACGCAGGATCAAAAGATATTAGCAATCCCAAAGTGTATACTACAGATAACGACGTATTCTTTGGAGAGATTGAAGAGCTTGTGAAACGACCGGCGAAAAGAAACAAAAAAAACGGAGAATATAAATCTCGTAACAATTACACAGTATGTAATTAAAATTACAAAAAAAATATATCCTCTGTATGTATAGAAAGTTTACGGATTTTTTCAGAGCCCATTTTTGTACGTTCGCCTATCAGCCAGCTTGCTCAAATCATTAAAAGCCGATGACTATATATGTTCCAGCCGCACCGAATGACCTGCCACCCTTTCCAAGATACGCAAAACAGCTTTGTAAACCGAATGTTGCCTTTGTAACATATGCATCATAATCATTATTAGTATAAGCAACTATCGCACCATATGCTGCTGTCGTAAAAGCAAGCGGATATGAGAAACTGGTGTTGTTAATAGATACTATCCCCCATTGTATTAACAATCCGTTCCTATATTTTACATAGCCCGCATTTTCGCCAAAACTGCGTGCTCTAACGAACCCGGACAAGCACTCCCAGTTTGTGCCGTCATAGACGAACTCATAAACGCCGCCTGCATCAAAACAGCCCGTATACACCGGCTGTCCGTCCATCGTAATAGGCTTTGCGCCCAAGCTATTAACATTGAGAGTCGGCTCCGACGCCGTATTTCCATGCGTAAACGTAACACAGATACGCCGGCCGGCAACAAGCTCGGCACCTTCTATGGTTACCGTTTTTCCCGTGATGCTGCTTTCCGTTTTGCATACTCCCAAACCGGAGGCAATGCTTATTGCCACATCCACTTCCGCTTTTCGTGCAATATCATCGACGGCTTGAGGAGCGGCAACTTGAGCGCGGCCTTGAGCATCGCGCATGATAGCGGTGTTTGCGGTTGCAGCATTGGTGAAGCATCCTGCAAGCTGATCAACAGCAGTATTATTCGGAGTGCCGCCGAGCTTGGTGATAAGAGTCGAAAGATTATCCAAAATAAGGTTTATTGTTCCTGCCGGAATAAAACTCGGACGCTCAAGCGGATCGGTAAAACTGCCGTTTGTAAATTTTCCGCTTGCATCAACGCCCGGCCATTGCACTTTCTCCCCGAAAATAGTCAGGTCTTCGTTATCAGGATACATTCCCGCCATATAACATCTCCTTAAAAATCACCTATAGAAAAAATAAACAATCATGTTCGCCAAAAGCGAACTATTCAGCACCCGTTCAAACTCCGCTTTGCGTACAGGATCTTTAATTTCCGCTTCCACAAAGATGAGAGAAAAACATACCGGAGAACACATCCGATTGATACCGATACGGGTATGAGCGAAAAAGGCTGCACGGTATGGATAATAAACACGGTTGATTTTTGCTTCATATAAATCGGCAACATGCTGTAACACCGTACGGTCAATGTGTCCACGCCTCCGTGCTACAAGGAGACTGCGCCTTAATTCAGGCGGAATATCCGGCGTAACCGTACCGAGCAGAATACGCTCCCAGTCGTCAAGCGTACGATCTGCTGTTTTAGGCGTTGCCTCCGTTATCAATTCAGGAAACCGGCTTTTAAAGCGATACAGTTCATCCGCCTTTACCTTGATCCACTGACAGAGGTCGCTTTCATCATCATGTAATTGCGTATCCCAATAGGCGCCTACAGGAAAAAGTTTTTTAATGGCGCTCTCATACTCAGCTGCACTATGCAGGAGGTTACTTGACGGCAAAGCGTACCTCCTGTAACACCGGATATTCAAGGATCGTTGTTAAAAATTCCCCGCTTGCACTATCTTCAAATGTTACTTTAGCAAAACTGATCTTCACACCATCGACAATAGCATCGCGAAAGCTGCCTTCCGTGTAGCGCACACCGGGACGAGCTGAGGCATTCAGATACCCGTTTATCCTGTTTTTGACTATTCCCTGATTTTCATTCGTACTTTCGGAGGCAAGCAGAGTAACGGTCATGCGAATGGCTTTAAGATCAGGAGTTCTTACCGTATACATAACCGGAGGGGCAACGGAATCAAGGTACGCACTTACAACAGACAGATTGCCGACTTGCGAAACACCTTTAAAATGGTCTCCTGAGATAACCTGAATGAGTAATGCGCCGAAGATGCCGAAATTTTTGAACTCAAAAGCCTTTGAAACATCAGCTGAAGAGTCTACGGCCCACGCTGCAAAGTCGCCGCTTTTACCGTAACGCGCCGTATTCCTGAGCGCAATAAGAACACGCGATAAATAGTCCTCATCGCTTTCGGCATCAACACCGCCTTTTATGCCGCCGTCTACCGTAACGGCTTGCGCTGAAAGGCCTACCGGAATAGCCGATGAAAGCTTTAATTTCTGTCCTGCTGCAAGATTTGATTGCGATCCCGCTTGCTCGGCATTGAGATAGATGACGGCCTTTCCTTCTAAAGTGATTTTATAGGCGCGGTCGGTAAAATACCGTTTGCCCGATTGTGATACATAGACTAACCCCGCAGGAACTGCCGTACCCGCTTCTCCTTGAATTTCCGCAGTTCCTACTGCGCACACTGCATATAAGGGGGGCACACGGTCAGACCAGTGCATACGAAGATACTCGCCTGTTGCTGTATCGGGAAACAGCTGGTCAGATAAAAAAGAGAGGTCTCCTAAAAGCTGATGATACATCCCCGCTTCAACTTCCGCCATGACGCGGATAAGATTATGCCGGGCTGTTTTATCAAGCGGCTTTAGGCGGCTCATATACGCGGCATACATCCGGTCGAATAATACCGGTAAACTTTCTCTAGCCAATGCCATACCATACGTCCTTTATAAATACCGAGCTTCCATCGGGTTTAAAAAGCGTAAGCTCATAGCGGATTTCATTCTTACCCGTTCGCTCAGCTTTACAGTCAATCGTTTTTACAAGGCCGTCCGCTTTAAGCCACGCCGTACACTCCAAGATAATCGCTCGCACCTTTCCTGCCGTAGTTCCATCGATTTTTCCGCTCTCACGGAGAATCCACAATTCAGAGCCGAATGACGGATCCGCCCACCAACGCCCCTTATCCGTGCCGATACTCATGGCAACGAGTTCTTGAATATCCGTCCAGTGTTCAATCCGTACCGTTTTCGCTTTGTCCATATTCCCCTCGTCACGAACCGCCGTGCTGCACTTTTTTATTTTCAATCTGCGAAAAGTCAGCAAGCGGCAGAGCGCTTAGTACCCCATTTAATGCCGCTTGAAAAGCGGACGGTGCGCCGAGTCCTGCTTCCGACACGGGAACCTTTAACGCATTGACAAATGCTTTTAAAAAGGTATTGGTCTTTTCAAGCTCTTTTTTTAGCTCCTCAATTTTAATCAGCCCTCCGAAATCCGTGCCGTTCAGTTCAACCGTTTTATCGGAGCGGACAATGACAAAGCCGCCATCCTTACTCCAGAGGCACGAATCTCCGTCTTGCAGCTCAGGAGCGCCGTCCGATGAGCAAACCGGCAAAAGAATATAAGAAGCGGCATTGCCGCCCTGACTTAAAATAATAATTTTACCGCGGTGCGCTTTTGCAAAAAAACCATAGGGAAAAAGCTCCTCTGTCTCCACGGTGCGGGCGAACTCGGTTTCTACCGTTACGCGTTTATCATTGCGGCTCTTTAACACGCCTGAATTAAATATATTCCGTATTCTTGCATAAAGGTCTGACGCGTTCATTTTCTCACCTGTATCGACGTTATACCATGCCGGTCTCGTACTTGTTCAAGAATTGACGGCTTTTTCTTCCGCGCAGGCTTTTTTGTTTTACTTGCGGCATACACTGATCCCTCCTTGCCCATATAGACTTCAGGATTGACAAGACTTACCGTGCAATCAAACTGATGCTGATCGGCGCGGTATTCCACCTCGCTTATCATCATTTTAGCATCAAGCTGTGCATACGGTATGTAAACGGGGATTAAAAAGTTCGGATTAAAGAATAATTCTTTTTCTCTCGTGTCTGCGAATGCTCTTATTTGCTCATCGGTTAACCCCCAGCCTGAAACCGTAACCTTTGTGGTCGTTTTCCTCCTGCGGTACAGTTCAATCTGTGCCCTGCGGTTCGCTTTTTCTTGGTCAAGCTGAAAGTCTGTTAAATTAAGCGTAAGAATCCGGTTGTTTTTGCATCGGCTGTCTATAGCTTTGCCGGTAACGCCGCTTGAAACGACAACGTATTCATGGAACTGCTCTGCTCCCGATTCTGTGGTCTCTACGGACTTAATATTCATCCCTTCGGCTAAAATAAAATGCCAATATTCGGCATCGCGTCCTGACTTTGTCAGATATAAGCCGCCTGCTTCGTTACTGGTCAGTACATACCCCTGATTGTCAGCCGCGTTTAATAGTTTTGTCCACGGTGACTCACAGTCCCATGCAAGGGCAGGAATTATTTCAGTGTAGTCGACATCGCGCGGCAAATGCTGCACTTCAATGCCGAATGTTCCCGTTGCAATACTTTTAGCAACATTCAGCAGCGTCGCGCTATTTGTTTCTCCAGTCCACGTAGAATCAATGATATCGCGTGCGGGGGATCTGCCAACAACGGTAATGAACTTTCTCCCTGATTCTGTTGTGTCGGTGATTTCGTCAATACGTACGGTTGTAACGCGTAAATTTCCATCATTGTGGGTAATGTACTTATTGTAAAAGCGCACCTCAATCGTATCGTGCACATGAAGAAGGCCTTTTTGACTGACCGGAAGTTCAAGGGTAAGGCTGTGGCAGATTTCATCAAGGGATTTTTTAATCTGTACCCGGTTCCACTGTAAAACCGTACGGCTTTCACTTTGCGCCTTAATGACATTGATGACAATTTTAGACATACCGTACCGCTCCTTGTATGACAAAAGAATCTCCTACAACGTTGAGCGCTCTTAAAAGAGTTTCATCCGTCCCTAAACAGTACGCAAGCGGTAAAAGCGGCATACCTGCGTTCAGCGTTGTAGAAAGCTCCATACTCAAGTCTTTTCCGGTCAGTTCTTTTGAGAGCGCCTGCCTCAGCTCCATAACCGCTTGGAAAACCGCCGTATCCTCAAGTTCTATACTGCGCTCAAGCCGCTCATAAAGCGCAAAAAGGTTTGCTGTTCGGTTATACGATTGCGCACGCATGTGCGGTAATAGCTGCGCGGCCGCGTATAACGCTACCGTTTTATATAAATTTTCCGCCGCTTGTTTTGTTGCAATCTGTTTAACCGTTACCGCTTCAGTCTGCAGCCGATAGTTATAGGCAGGAAGCAGACAGAAAAGCAGATTTTTCTCATTGTTTTTAAGACGGAAGAATGCTGCTGTTTCTTCCGCTGCATTTTTCATTTCTAAAACACTTACCGCCATCTTCCCTGCAACACTAAAGAGGGCTAAAGCTAACGTTTTAGGAGAGCGAAGCCCTTGCGCGATAAGGTTACTGATTTGGGCAGCTTCATTGGTTATCCGGTTAAGTTGTTGAAAACCGCCTTGAATACGCCCGACTGTTTGAAGCAGTGAAATGTGTAAAAGATGAAACGATTTTAATAGCGTTTGCTCATCAAGATTGTTCTTCAAGGACTTTTCAAACGTTGCCACTGCACTTTCTTTTACCGCTTCGGCAGCTTCGGGGATTGTTTTGGTAAAATCTCCTTGAAATTGCCAACGGCTTTGAACCGAATATCCTGCACGGGTAAAGGTGAGGCTTATCTTGCATTGACCGAGTTCTTTGGCGCTTTCTTCAATATCCCAATCAACGATGATAACGGGAAATCGTCCCCAAAGCGGCAGCGTCAAATATCCCGGTTCATCGTCTGTCGTTATAATGCGCACGGCTTCTATAAGCGCATTACGGTTTTTAATGTACTGATCGCCGCGCAGAAATCCTGAAACAGTGATCTGTTGCGTCTTTTCGTTAAGCGGAATTGACGACCAAAAACCGAAAAAAGGATATTCTGCCGTGTCTACCGATACGCCTCCCGATAGTTTCATACTGTCATAAATGAACGGAACCGCTTCTTTATGCGGCGCTTGGTAACTTGTCTGCGCCGGAGTATCGCTTGCACAATATGAAAACCGCTTTTCATCGTCTCCTTTTACCGCTCCGTACGCCTGTCGCCAGTTTTCACTTGCGGGAGCGGGTAAGTCCGGCTGCCACTCATCCATATTAGAATGCCCTCCGAGACTCTACAACACGCCCCGTATTGAATGCAAAAGGAGCATCATTATTCCTGACAGAACTACTGACAAAAGTCCGCTCATCAGTTAAGCTTAAATGCAAGTCAATACCAGCCTTTCCCTCAAGCGTTGCAATCGGCCGCATTGCCGGTATTTTTGGTACCGAGTCAAGTTCTTCTTTTACCGCGGCGCTTTTGGAAACTTCCTCAGAGCTTAACGCGCCGCCTATTACTTCCCCTGCTTTTTTTCCGAGCTTCCCGCCAATCCAGCCGACAAGAGCTCCTCCTGCCATGCCGATTGCGCCTCCTATGGCAGTCCCTACCCCTGGAGCAATTGCCGTACCAATCATCGCGCCTATTTTACCTGCTGCGAATGCACCTGCCGCAACGCCAAGACCGGTGCCGACGGTCGTTCCAACAGCGTCTCCGATAGCTCCGCCTTTCTTTTTTGCTTTTTCTTTTTTTGAAAGACTTTCATCTGCATCGATGTCTCTTACCGCATCAACAGCTGCGAGCGTTTTGCTAACTGCTGTTGTAACAACCTGCAATACCCCCGCTTGAAGCGCGCCGCTTTTAAAGTTACGCGCATTCGTATTCATAATTCCGCCGAGCGTCGGTTTCCCAACAGCGCCGCCGGAAGCTGTTTGAGAAAGGCCGCTTGCAGCTCCCATTCCCCCTTGACCCATATTGGTAACGAAAACCGGCATCCCCGAAGCAGCGCCGCCAGCAAGCGCAATTTCTGTTTTTCCTCCGGTTACCTTTCCCAGCATACCTGAAATAGAGCTGACAAAGTTTGCCGCTTTTGCAAGTCCTTTGATTGCGACAATGCTTGCAAGTCCGTATTTGATGGTGTTAAATACTTTTTCAAAGCGTTCCGGTTTTTCCGCAAGGTAGGATAAAAGGTCATTGAGTCTTTCAAGCGGCTTTGCAAGGTTTTTGTCGGCAAACTTTAAAAATGTTGTTTGAAGATTCTGGAGGTTTGCTTTCTTTGTTCCTGCCATACGGGCTGATTTTTTTTCAAGAGCGCCTGTTGTATCTCCTAAGTCTTCGGTGAGTTTTTTATAGTTTTTACCGTATTGTCGAAAAGCGCGAACAGCAACCATAGAAGTTACGCCAAAAACCTCTGTAAGAAAGTCAACATTCCCTTCCTTTTCTGCAACGGCTAAAACATCTTGCATAATGTCTGCAAGGTCTCGAAAATTTCCAGATGTATCCCGAACTCTAACGCCAATAATCCCCAGTTGTTCTTGTTTTTTCGGATCGGAAAGTTCTGAAATAATGGAATTAAGAGACGTTGCAGCAACATCTTCAGATGGGGCACCGGCAGTGAGCACCTGCATAACGGCATTTAATTTTTTTACATCTTCAACGGTATTTCCTATCGTCGAATACGACGATAGCACGGCCTTTCCCGTTTTTGCAAACTTTTGAAAGGTGTATTCTCCCTGATCTCCTTGTTTTACCAAGTCATCCATCAATTGGGTTATTTGCTGTGCACTAAACCCTTTTTTTTGAAATTCAGAGAATACATCTCCCATTTCTTCTCCGGCTGCACCGGAGGCTTGTAACGCAACTGCTATATTTTTAATATTGGCTTCGACATATTCCAAGCTGCCGGTTTTAGTCATAACGGCATCGAGGGCATCGACAATTTTTGACGGATCCATTTTAATATTTGGATCTTGAGCCGCTTCAAAGATTTTTTGCTTTAACCTATTGACTTGTTCTGCAGAAGCATCGGCAGTCATTCCCATACGGGTAAGGCGGGCATCAAGATCAATAATTTGGTTTGAAGCAGCACCAAGCGATAAAGAAACGCCCAACGCTCCAAGCTTTGATGCAACGCCTGAAAACGCTTTATCAACTTTATCCACCGCCGACATTGCGGTAGAGGCGAACTGCTTTGTTGCAGCTCCTGCGTTTTTAATACCGCCGGAAAATCCGTCTTTTAATGAAAGCAGTACGCTTGCTTTTAGGTCAGCCATTTATTTTATCCCGTTTAACGCTTTAAAGTTTTTAATTGCTGCCGTATGCCACTGCCGTAATTGTTTCCAATTAAAATTCAATATTACAGAATACGGCAGTGAGGGCATAAGGCTCATCAACTGTGTTACCATGCCGAATAAAAACGAGTTGATTTCTTCAGCGGACATTGCGCTTGACTGCTCATCTATTCCGTTTTTTTTTCAACGGATTCCGCTACACCGAAAAACACTTCATAAACTTTTGCAAGCTCATAACGGATCTGCGCCCAGTCTTCAATGTGGATACGTTTTATTAGTTCTTCGCTTTCTCCTGAAAGAGCCGATAACAGTGCAACATCAGCGCCGACGCTTTGCAGATCGTGCCCATCCGTACGCATCATGTGCTGTACTGTCGGATTCTGCAGCGTAAGTTCTGTTATTGACCGCTCGCCGAGAGCTGCCGGATGTTTCAAATATATCGTGTTCATACCGTCCCTCCTCCTTATACCAACCGCTGGCTTTTTGCCGAGTTGTACGTTACTTTCAGCTCACCCTTAGAAAGTTCAACCGCTTCCGTTACCCACGCGGCAGGCATATAATGCTGACTGCCGCCTGATAATATGATGGTAAGCGTATCGTTGGAAACATTGGCAAACGCTTGCGGATCAATGGCAGCGTTCAGCGTCAATGACAGTTCCGCCGCGGTCGGAGTTTCCACATAGCCGGTGTTTTCGTGCACTTCGCCGACTTGCGTTTCCCGTTTAAAGCTTGACGGCTTAAACGTCGCCCCGTCTTCTTTCAGCGGCAATTCTCCTAAGCTCGTTGATATTACCCGCGATACTTTTAATAGCTGCATAGCATTCTCCTTTTATTTGAATTGATTTAAGCCCGCTCCGATTAAGAACTGCCCGATCAATACCGGCTGATGGATATACTCAAGGCGTGTTTTATTGCCCGCCTTTACTTCAACATGAATAGACGCCTTATAGCTTTCAAAGTCTTGGCACCAGTTTTTCTGCCCGATGAATACGGTTTGATACAAATCAGCCAAAAAACTCCGCCAAATACCCGGAGTCATCACCTTTGCTCCGGCCCCGAAGTTTTCCTCCGTGCTTGCAAGTTTCCAGCTTTTAAACCGCTTTTTTGCTTCCGCATTGATGTAGGTTCTGACTGCATCAACGGTTTCAACCACCTGTATATCAAGATAGCTTGTATCGCGCCCGCCGTCTGAGTTTTCCGTGTAGCTGGTTACTAGCCGTTCAATCAGAACTGTTCCGGCCGGATCAAGCCGCCATGTGGCAATGCCTGCTTCAAGGAGCTTTTGCCGCGTGTCAAAGTTGTATTCAAAAAGCGGAGCTAACCCCTTTACTTTTACGTCGTAGGTATTCGCGCTCGGATCATCAGCCAAGATACGGCAAGCGGAAGCTGCAAAACGGGACGCCCATACGCATGGAAGGGCGACATCTTCTCCGCGCGGAATAAGGCAAATGTGCGGAGAGTTGACCTTTGCCGCTTGTGCAAGGAGAGAGCCTGTCTCTGTTACGCTTCCGGTTTTGCCTGAAAGCGCGATAAAAGCTCTGCCTCCTATCTGCCGCATCGCAGAATACCTGCTTTCAAGTTCTTCCGCCAAAAGTTTTATATTTGCTTCATCATCAAAGTCAAAAATGATATAGTTCCACCGTTTTGCGCCAAGCCATTCGGGAAGTTTTGAAAGCTCTGCAACGCCTTCCCCCTTTGTTTCTTCTCCTTCTTCTACGGTTACACCTGAAGCAAGACTTTTGAGCGTAAGCGTGTTTTTATTTCCCGCTTCTCCTTTATAGAGAGAAGAAAAGATGATTCTGGTATTCTCTGCGCTATCAATCGCCGCTTCGATGGGGTTGTTTTCAAGCCCGTTACAGGCTGCAACGATAGCGGCTGCAATCATATCGGCGCTCTCTCCTGCGCGTATAGGAGCCCATACGCCGCGGCCGTTAACAGCGAGCATGACGCTGCCTTCCCCTGCATGCGCCGCTTTAACGGTGTATTCTTTTTTCCACGCAGTTCCTGCTACCGGCTCATCAACCGGTAAGACATACAGGTTTTCCGTCTTGTTGGACGCTAAAAAAGCTTCCGCCATAAGGGCGGCAGGGCTTCCAAAGCCGAAGGCTTCTTTTGCCTGCGCTGCGCTTACAACGCTGACCGGCACACCCGCTGAAGCGGCGCCGGTTTTTACTTTCATGCCGACGGCAAGGACACTTTTAATATCGCCTTGCGCACCTGCAAGTGAGTTATCGATTTCCTGATACTGTCCCGGCACTAACAGATTTGCCGGTATTTGTGTAAAGGCGATTGCCATATTCTCCTCCTTCATTCCAGATTGACGGTATCACAAGCCCTTTGTTTTCCGACAGTAAGCTGTGCGTCGTATCCTTTAAACCAATCCAAATCATCAGGCAGCACGATTACGCCGCCGTCATTAACCGCCCGCGCCGCAAGCTTCCACCGCACTGCCCAAAGCGTCGCATTGATTTTATCAAGCGATCCTGAATACAGGCATTCGGCGTTGATACTCCGCCCGCCGCCGAAAGAGACGGGAAGATGTAAACTTTTAATAGCGCCGACTACCGCAGAAACGAGCGACAAAGCGCCGTCATACAAGCGGTCTTGATTATCCGCGCGGTATAACACCCAGCTGACAAACTCGATAAAACATTCATCTTCTATCTCGTCATCACGAATACGCGCAAGAGAGGTGATAAGTGCCGGAGTCTTTTGCATCAGGCGGCGGATTTCCGCCTCGTCAAAATTGCCCGGATGGGAGCTTACGGTTATCCGCTTATCGTGTGCGAATGCTGCTTGTAGCTGCTTCACCACTGCATTGCGTATATCCAAATACGTTACCGTCATCCGATTTTTCCTTTAAGAAACAGTGCTGCAAGGTTAGTTAAATCGGCAATATCGTCAGTACTTAACCCCAAATACGGACGGGCCGGAATATTCCGTTTTTTGTAACCCCATTGATGGACGGCTGCATACTCCATAACGGAGCCGACAAGCACATCCCAGCTGCTTTTACGCTGCACTTCAATCGAAGATTGCAGCGTCCCCGAACGATGCAAAAGAGAGACAACGTTGGCAAGGCCTTTCGCTTTAAGGCCGCGCAGCGTTGAATCGGCATAGTCCTGCCACTGATTCCCTTCGGGGTCGCGTTGCGTTTCGAGGATTCTTGAACGCGATTGCTCGACAATTTCCGTCCCGAGCCCTTTCATCAGTGATTGCCTGTCCGATGCAGAAAGTGCCGAATGATTGAGAACCTCTGCCAGTTTTTGCATTTCGCCGATATCAACGGTAACCGTTGCCCCGCTCATAGTACTTTCCCTTTTTTCCAGTAGCGCGGATCATCTGCATCTTCGGCTCCTCCCCCGATAACAAGGGATGCTTCCTGTAAGTCAGGGCCGGATAGTCCGCCTTTAAATTCGCGGTCTATTTTTTCTAAGAGGCTGTTTAAAGTCTAGGAAATATGGTATAGTGAAAGAATGAGAA